TGGTGGTGATGATGGTACGGGTACTGGTGGTGGTGGTGGTGCTGGCGGTTCTATTGCTTTAAATTATAAAACAGGAACACTCCCCACTTACGCTCCTTATACAGAATCTCTAAATGGTAATGATGGGTTCGTTATACTCGAATGGTCTTAATAATTTAAATAATTTATATCTTTATTATCCTAAATAAGGATTTTGCGGACTTCCATTAACATCACACTTACTTTAAATGGACTTATGCGGACATATTGTATCAATTTCGCTTTTTTCGTTACTAATAATAACAAAAAAATAATACCAAAACAAAAATTAAATATATATAAATATTGTAAATATATAAATATATAAATATTAAATTATACTACATAATAATATCCATAAGAGATGAAATTTATAAGTATAGATGTCGGCATTAAAAATTTAGCATTTTGTATTCTCGATTATGATTACGAATATGAATATGAAGATGAGTATGAATACAAGAATGCATTAAATAAAGTGTATAAAATATTAAGTTGGGATGTGATTAATTTATGCGGCGAAGAACCGAATTGTACTTTTATAACTGAAAAAGAAAAGAAAGTCTGTGATAAAAAAGCAAAATATTGTAAAAATAATATAAATTATTGTCAAACACATGCTAAAATGACATCTTATATTCTGCCTAATAAACAAATCTCTCCTGCGGTCATTAAAAAACTGAAATTAAATGATTTGATTTCTTTTGCCAAAGAATATAATATTACTTTTAATGAAGACGATAAAAAAGAAGGAATTTTGAAATCGGTTTTATCTTTTATAAATGAAAAAGCATTAGAATTCACAAATAAACAATCGGCAAATAATTTAGATTTAGTGAAAATTGGGATAGCGTTGAAGAACGCTTTTGACGAAATTCTCTCTTCTATGCCGTTGATGGATCAAGTGATTATTGAAAATCAAATTAGTCCAATTGCGAATCGTATGAAAACAATACAAGGCATGATTGCACAATATTTTATTATGAAAGGTGTGCAACAAGTATCTTTTATATCAGCCGCGAATAAATTAAAAGCATTTACGGCGGCAGGAGATAGTAAAACCGAATATAAAGATCGGAAGAAATTAAGTGTAGAAGTCACAAACAGATTATTAATCGCACATAAAGAACATGAAAATAAAAATGTAAATATAAAATATCATAAAAAAAATAAAAATGAAAATGAAAAAGATTGGATAAATCTTTTTTTAAAACATAAAAAGAAAGATGATTTAGCGGATTCTTTTTTACAAGGGATCTGGTTTCTTCAAAATAAACACAACTTGGTTTTGACTGATATTAATGAAATGAATATTAAATGAAATAAATATTCATAAATGAAATAAATATTAAATGAAATGAATATTAAATGAAATGAATATTAAATGAAATGAATATTAAATGAAATGAATATTAAATGAAATGAATGTTATATAAAAATATATATTAATAATGCGGATAACTTAAAATTAAATCATATAATTCTATAATAATGGCAGAAATAATTGATATTGGATCATTCGAAGATTTATCTGTTATTGATATAGGTAAACCCAGCAGCAGAAGTTCTAAACCTTCTGTAAATTTTGGAGGGGGTGTTGAATTATTAATGAACACAAGTAGGAAAAATGATGGTTCAAAAACACCAACGGATATTGATTTAGAAGATATTACTGAATTAGAAGATGAATTAAATGATTTAGCGAATGAAAGTAAAACTATAAAATCAGAACCTAAATCTAGACTATTTGGAAACAATACGATGACTTCCGATTTAAATGAAATTAAATTAAATATTGATGAGGTCGATTTTGATAATGATTATAAAACTAGCAAGGGTTCCTCCTCATTTGGCAATATGAATGGACCCACTATTGGAGTCGCCACGTCAAACGCTTATAATAATGAGAAAAAAACATGGGACGGATTTGGTAAATTTAATAATATTCCTGTAGACCCTGACCGCGAATACGCGGATAAACCAAAATTATCGAATGAGGAATTATTAAGAGAGAAATTTAAAGTATTAAGAAAATTAGAAGCGATTGAACGCAAAGGAGCAAATTTAACTAAAAAATATTCAATGGATTCATCTTTAGATGAAATGCAAGGTGAATACGAAATGATTATTGCCGAGAAAGAAAAATCCAATAGTTGTAAATTTCAAGGACGTATGTTGATGGCGGCCGTGACTGGATTAGAATTTTTAAATAATCGGTTTGATCCTTTTGATGTGAAATTAGATGGTTGGTCAGAACAATTAAATGAAAATATTGATGATTATGATGAAATTTTCGCGGAATTACATGAAAAATATAAATCAAAAGCCAAAATGGCACCTGAATTAAAATTATTATTTCAATTAGGCGGGTCGGCCATTATGGTACACATGACTAACACGATGTTTAAATCGGCTATGCCAGGTATGGATGATATTATGCGCCAAAATCCTGAATTGATGCAACAATTTACTCAAGCGGCGGTCAATAGTATGAGTGATACGAAACCAGGGTTTAGTGGATTTATGAATAATATTATGTCGAATAATGGCGGTGGTGGCGGTCGTGCTCCTCCTCCTCCTCCACCTGTACAAACACAATCGGTACGTAGTCAACGCGCGGCGACGGCGCCAAACAATCGCCCAGATATGACACAAGCAAGAGGCGATGGAATTAATATTTCACAGCAATATGGCAACGCCAGCGGTTATGAACCTGCAGAAAAATCTACTAAACAACAACGACCTGAAATGAAAGGACCTTCAGATATTAGTGATTTGTTGTCAGGATTAAAAACAAAAACAATTAATATTCCACAACAACAGCAACAACAGCAACCACTACCACAAATGCAACAACAACAACCACTACCACAACAACAACAGCAGCCTTTTCAAAACGGATCACAAATAAAACCTAAAAGAAAACAAAAGAGCGATAAAAGCACTTTAAGTTTAGATATTTAAAATAAAAAATAAATGTAAAAAAATGTAAAATGAAATATTAAATAAATATTTATATTATATATTTATTTAATATATAACATATGGTTGATATATATAATTTTAATAATGTATCTGATTATTTGCCTATATTAAATTCTGTGATTATTACAGATATTTTTGTAATTATATTATTAATTAAAGGGTTAATTAAATCAAAAGTATTGGAAACTTGGTATAGAAGATTAACACTAAGCGCAGTAATAGCAGACGTTTTAATTATAGTTATTGGTATAATTCTTACTCGTTTTTTTTATCCTTACTTATTTTCAAAATATAATTTATTAAACTTCTTGATATTAGCAGTAATTATACAAATTACGCATGATATACTTTTTTATTTATTTTCTAAATCGATTGAAAGTGGTAAAAGCAAAATATTAGATATTTTCAAAGATTATGGGAAAGAAAAAGGTGTAGGTGCTATTATAGCGGATAGTTTAATGATAATATCGTCAATTCTTATAGCATCCTACTTGAAAGGAAAGACATTAAATACTAATATAATTATTCTTATATTTAGCATTTATTTAGTGCCATATATGATTTATAGTTTGTAAAAATATATAAAAGTAAAATACTATTATTATTATTATTATTATTATTATTATTATTATTATTATTATTATTATTATTATTATTATTATTATTAATGATGCCGTCTCATGGAAGTACGTACTTTAACGCGTTTATGACGTTTCGTGCGTTTATGTAATGATTTCATATGTTTATAAGGTTTCGTGTGTTTCATCCTATTTTTTTTATTTGGTTTCATCTTTTTTAAAGTTTTCGTGCGTTTATTTTTACGATGATGAGGACGACCAGCATCGCCTGTGCCGCTGCTACCGCCTGTGCCGCCTGTGCTGCTACCGCCTGTGCCGCCTGTGCCTCTGCTACCGCCTGTGCTTTTATTAATATCTATTGGTTTAGCATATTCAATCGGTTTCATAAAATCGACAATATAATTAGACATTTTAATTCCAAAATTATTTGAGGCATCTTTTTGCGCCTTTTGCAATGTTTTTGCTTTTTCCATGCATGATAAATTATGATAATCAATATTAAGGAAAGATCCACTATCAAGAACAATCGATAATTCTAAATTAAATACATATTTATTTTGTACATTATCATTATTATCATTATTGGATGGATCTGTATTTTTATATGTGGCATCTGGGATATAAGGCGGTTTACTAATATCTTTTATTTTATAAATAATATATTTTTTATCATTAATTTTAATAGGTTCTTTTTCAGTAAAAAATAAATTTTTAACTAATTTAATATTATTATTTAAAATAACACTTTGTTTTAATTCATACATTTTCTTATTGGTATTTGTGATGGTAGTTTCTTTTGACTTTTTTTTATAATTTATAGTATCAATGCGTTGTTTATTATAATTATACAATGTTTTTGTTCGTGAATCCATCATCAAATCAGTATTTTTATCATCAAATTTTTTGTTTAATGCATTTTTTTGTTTAGTAAGATCATCGATTTCTTTTTGCATTTTCGATTGATCTTGCTGTATTTTAACTCGTGCTTTTTCATATTCTTTTTTTTCTGTATCATTTTTATCAAGCGTTGCCTGTTTTAAATTTAATTCAGTCTCATTTAATTTTTTTTTTGTAGCGTCTAATGTAGTTTGTGATGTTTTTAAATTAGCATCTAAATCATCTAATACATCCTTTTTATTACCAGCCGTTTCATTGGTTTCATTCTCAATATTAGTTTTAATATCTTTTATATCATTTTCATTTTCTTTGATATTATTTTCATTTTCTTTAATTTTATTTTCATTATCTTTGATATTATTTTCATTATCTTTAATTTCATTTTCATTTTCTTGTATGGATTCAGTAAATTCTTTACTTGATTCTTTCTTTTTTAAGTCTTCATTTTGTTTTTTTAATTCTTCATTTTGTTTTTTTGATTCTTCATTTTTCTTTGTTAATTCTTCATTTTTCTTTTTTAATTCTTCATTGCGTAAATTAATAATTTGAATTTTTGCGTAATAATTCTGAAGAACAATATTTGTTTTTTCTAAAATGTTTTTATTCCATTTTTTAATTTGCTCATCATTATTCGTAGTTGTATTCGTAGTAGTATTCGTAGTAGTATTCGTAGTAGTAGTTCCATTAATAATTTTTTTAATATCTTCTTCTAATTGTTCTATTAATTTTTTATTATTTGATATATCATTATCATATTTAGCATCTAATGTGGTTAATATTTCAGCAATTTTTGCAATAGCATTATTTAACTCCGTTTCATCACTATTTATATTAGACTTATTATTTGAAGCATCATTTAATAATGTATTTATTTTATTTTTAGTAGCATTGTCGTCAGTAAGAGTATTTACTGGGAAGGTAAATTTATTTTTTTCAGTAAGAACTCTATCTTTTTGTTTCTTCAAAGTGTCTATAAATTTTTTAAATTCATTTAAGGATGTAAATAAATTTTTATTTTTTGTATTATTATTATTAGTATTAAAAAAACCTTCTTTGTTAAATTCTTTTATATCGTCTAAGGTAATGATTGCATTTGATGATATATATATAGTATCCCCTGATAAATCTACACCATTTACATTTGGTTTAAATGGAATCGGTTGAGATGATTTATAACTTTCATTAGTGGTAAGATTGAATTGTAATACACTAATCATAATATTATATTAGATGAATAAAATAATATTATTTCTAAATTGTTAAGAGATGAATGTAATATTAAAATTGACTTGAGTTTGCGACAAAATGACTCATAAATACGCCTTGTAAATGTCGATCACGCTGTTTTTCTGCTCGTTTAAGAATATTCATGGCGTTTTTTTCTTCTTCTGGAGAGACAATACCATCTTTATCAGTATCAATAAGCATTTTAATTTTATTCATTTTGGTTGGAATAAGGCAAAATTTACTATTTTCATGGAAGATCACATCAGATAATATCATAAATGCGCCAGTTAATAACAAAGATGTAACAATATCTCGCGTTGCTGTAAAAGCAACGGCAAATATTAATAATTCTCTCGCTAAACCATTTCTTAAAACTTGTTCTTGTGTTTTACTAAAGCCAATATCGATATATTTAGAACCGACATTTAAAATAATCATTATAAAACCCATTAATAATTTACTTTCATTTAGAGAATTTAATGATAATTTGATATATTCGAGCATATGAATTAATTAATAAATCGTTAGAAATTAATATTTAAGATAAATTATAAAAATAGAATTTGTGTTGTATATAAAAATAATAATATCTTAATTTCATATAAGAATGAGTTTAGCATTATATGCATCCCCTATAAATAATGATGAACCAATAAATTATGGGAATAGAAATAGAAATGGAAATGGAAATGGAAATGAAATAGATAAAAAAAGAAACGCACGTAAAACCATAAAAAATCGTTCTTCTTCTTCTTATACAAATGACCATAATAATAATAATAATAATAATAATAATAATGTGAACCAGAATGTACAAAAAATGCTAAAAACGATCTATGAACCTGCAAACGATGAACCTGCCAATTATGAACCTGCGAACGATGATTCGGGCGATATTGCCGATTTTAATCCACCACCGCATGCGGAATCAACTAAAGTGCCGCAAATGAATTATAACAGCGAATTATTAGGAAATAATAATAATAATAGTTTAGTAAATAGTAATTTTGGCCAAAATGAGCAACATGGGCAAAATATGCAATTAAATAATGTGAATAAAAAAGGAAAAACCGATGAGAATGTCAGTATCGAATCTTTTAATAATTTACAGAATAATTCTGCTAAAGATTATTATAAACAATATGTTCCCTATTATAATCAAATGAGTCAAGATTCTTCTAGTAGTAAAGATCAGTTATTAGAAAAATTAAATTATATGATTCATCTGTTAGAAGAACAGCAAGATATTAAAACAGGACACGTTATGGAAGAAATCATCTTATATTCGTTTTTAGGTATTTTTATGATATTTGTAGTAGATTCTTTTGCGCGGGCTGCCAAGTATGTGCGTTAATAATATAAATGAAACTATAATCAATATAAAATCAAACATTTATTTGAAGGAACGCTATAACAAGCATAATTATAAAAGAAAAAAGCAGTTGGACTTTTAAAAAGTAAACTAGTCGTAGGCAAAGCATCAATAATGATATTCGTATGACCTGTATTTTCTAATAATAAAATCGTCGTTTTTAATTTTTCTTTTATTTTATTTAAAGAAATATTAAATCCATTTAGAAAAAGACTCTTCATTATATCCTTCTTTTTTTTTATATTTTTGTTCTTTTTGTTCTTTTTTTTCTTATTATTATTATTATTATTATTATTATTATTATTATTATTCGAATGCTCATTATATGCCGTTAAAATACATTCAATCGCTTCATCTTTATCATAAAATAAATTTGGTTTTCTAAATATATACACGGCTAAAAGGACACCATCGTCAAGTATACCATAAATGAAAATATTTTCAGTTTTAAGAATATTTATTAAATTACTTACATCTGGCATAATAATACAATCAAAATTATTTTTTTGAGCATGAATAAAATCTAAAAATAAAGATAATTGCGCCACACCAATTTCAATAACATTAATATAAGGAGTTGTTAAACTAGTTGTTGTTACTAATGCTGGTGCTGACGCTGGTACTAATGCTGGTGCTAATGCTGGTGCTGACGCTAGCGTTTGAAAACAAAATGTCTCATAGGTCGTCAACGGCACAATCGCATTTAAGACGCCTTCACGTTTAAATAAACATGTTTTTATTTTAGGATTATTTTGGCGAAGATAATAATAATGCGTTTCAATGGTTTGAGGCGCAATTCCACCTTTTCGCTGCTGAGGATGCACACATAAATTATCGACATAATAGGTCGGAAATGGCAATTTTCCTTTGAGGGTTATATTTAAAGGACGAGCCGTAATAACCGAAATAAGTTCATCAATCATAGTCGTTGGTTCATTTTTTTCAAATAATAGTTTAGGCCTTTGATACATCGTGAGATACGACGTTTGATTAGAAGATTTTAAATATTCTACAATATTTTTCTGTTGCGGAATATATTTTGTATGAGGTGATTGCACATAATAATTCTTAATAAAATGACAAGCGGCGTCGAGTAAAGATTTATCGATAGTGTTTATATCATATTGTTTAATATTCACAATATTTGTATATTTTTTAATGGGTGGTGGATCCGAATAAAGAAGACCAGGGGGATTGACCCAATACCATAGATTATACAGATGAAAAATGGGTTGAGTGTACCAAAATTTCATTTTAATTCTTATATAAGCATTTAAAATGATATAGCAAATGAAAATAAATAGAATAACATAAAGCCACCACATCATATCCATCGTAGGCAAAGACATAGTATTATAAAGGAATAAATAAGTTATGATTAAACTTAATAGTATCGTTGTTCAACTTAATAGTATCGTTGTTCAACTTAATAGTATCGTTGTTCAACTTAATAGTATCGTTGTTCAACTTATGCACATAATACCATTATTAATTAGGTTTTTTCAAAATATAGATATATTGATGCGCATATTGACATGTTAACATATCGATTTTAGCATGTAAAATAAAACCAACATTTTTTGCCATACTTAAAATCTCTTTTTGTGTCTCCATATAAAATTGATGATTGTTTTTTCTCACACCGCCATTCTGCATTTTAAAGGTTTCATGTAAGAAGGCTTTATCTTCCTGATCTTTTAATTCAAAATTTGATTTATATTCAAACTGATCAAATTTCACCAAGGTAGACATTATTCGCTCCTCTGCATAATCCTGCAGCGACACGAGATTAAATGGATTTCCAGCAGGGAGGATGGGATCAAATTTATCACGATCGACTAAATGTACGGCTAAAAATCCGCCAGGTGCTAACCATTTCATACAATTATCAAAGAATTGGCGTTTATCTTGCATGTAATAGAGAGTAAAATATAAACATGTAATATGCGTAAAAGTATTGGGAGGGAAAGTCATTGACGAAAGCGCATCGGCTTGCTGGTAGTCTAAATCAGGATAGGTTTCTTTCGCTTTTTTCACCATCGCGGGTGAACGATCAATACCCTTTGCCTTATACCCGTGCGCCTCTAAACTACTCACATGATGACCCGTGCCCGACCCAATGTCTAAAACATAACTTTCTGACGTCGGCGATGTTTTATTTATAATTTCGCCAATTTCATAATCGTTTTTTAATTTACTAAAGACTAAATCATCATAAATTTGAACATAAAAATCATCATAGACATTTGCGCCTTCTTTCATTACAAAATCGTTAGTGCGATCTTCAAATCCTTCCCGTGGATTAATACCAATTTGGGTGATAATGTTAATGATGATGAATGCGGTTAATATATAAAATATTTTTTGTAAGGTAGTGGATTTAATAAACCCTTTATATATATTTTTGAGCGAAAGCATCGTATATGTATTATATCTATTTTTTTTGTGTATTAAATTAATATATGGATCTAAATGAAATTAATGATAAAAGACAATCCGTCGATTTTAAAGGGGTAACTTTTTCTAAATTTCAAAAATCGCAAGTGAAAAATGAAATTATCAAATGTTTGATTTCTTCAAAAATAGAACCCGCATGTTATTGGTCTGCTGAATTAATTTGCGCTGGACATTTTATTGATTTATGGGAAACCATTATCCTTTTTATTAGTCGATATATACATTTAGGAAATCCTAAATTACCCATCTATATCTCGTTGCGATTCGGACAATTTAAAGAAATGATAATGAATGGTTTTGCTGGACAAGAATTAAAATTAAGAAATAATACAAAAATAAGACAATTGTTCGCTGAAATTATTTGTGTTCTTTGTTATTCTCGGAAAAAACATAATTTTGAACCAGTTAAAATTCAAAAAGCAGAAGAATTTAATATGACACAAATGGCAAGTCGATTAAAAGCGCCTTCCATCAATTATGGTAATAGTATTTTTAAAAAAGATGATCCTACTGAATTATATATTGCGATTAATGAATTAGCATATCATGTTTCATCCGAATCTAAAAATGTCGTATCGGCCTGTTACTGGTTAGAATGGTTATTAGAATATGATACGATGTGTAAACAAAAAAAAGAAAATTGTTTTTGTGAAAATCGGCATTTTGCGCCAGTACATACTAAATTTCAAAATGATAATGTTTGGCTGGTATGGGATGTTATTTTAAATGAAGCGAAAAATAAAAATAATGCGATTATAAATAAAATCATACAGGCTTTGTTAGAAATGTTTAGTATAAGGTATACCTATGGAGTAAAGAAAAGACGAAAATTTATTATTTATTTTGCGATTGCTTTACTCACTGAACCCGTTGATTTTGATGTTATTATGATTAATAATAAAAAAGAGATTGATTTTATTGTAAAAAAAATAGATGTAGTGTATAAAGACATTAAAAAAAACGAACTATCCCCCGAAACCGATTATTTATTTATTGGCACAAAAGAGCGCTCTTCATTCGATAAAACGATTGAACGATTAGAAAAAATGAATGAACTGATGGGAAAATGAACTTAAAATGAATGCTGCTGCTCTTGCCGAATGCTCTTGCCGAATGCTGCTCTTGCCGAATGCTCTTGCCGAATACCGAAATATTATTATATTAATTTATGATATTATGATATTATAATATTATAATATTATAAAAATGTCGATACCCACACGAGTGTTTATTGTTCCCTATCGAGATAGACCTCAACATAAAATAGAATTTTCAAAAAATATGAAAATTCTGTTAGAAGATATAACAGAACCTTATGAAATCTATTTTGCGCATCAATGCGATAATAGACCTTTTAATCGTGGCGCAATGAAGAATTTAGGATTTTTGGCAATAAAAAATAAATACCCTCAGCATTATAAAGATATTACTTTTATATTTCATGATGTGGATACGTGGCCGTGTGAAAAAGGGTTAATTGATTATACTACGACAAGTGGAATTGTGAAACATTATTATGGTGTGACCTTTGCTTTAGGCGGTATATTTTCGATTAAAGGCGGAGATTTTGAAAAAGCCAAAGGATTTCCGAATTTTTGGGGATGGGGCTTAGAAGATAATCTAATAAATAATCGATGTATTTCAGCAGGGTTAACTATTGATAGAAGTATCTTTTATGAAATGCAGGATAAACGAATTATAAGACCATTTGATGGATTTAATCGTATTGTTTCAAAACGGGACGCAAATGTATATAAATATGAAACACCAGATAATCTATTTGATTTAAAAAATATAAATATGTCAATAACGAATGAATATATTAATATTAAGAATTTTGAGTGTATGATGAAAGCCGATGATCAATTTTATGTCAATCATGATCTTAGAATACATACAAAATTTATGCCAATTGATAATAGATTTTTTCGTCGTAATTGGACGATGTTTAAAAAATAATATGAAAAATATATATATGAAAAATATATATATGAAAAATATATGAAAAAATAATAGTAAATATATATAAATATGGATTCAGATAATGTTATTTCAAGAACCCCTATACTTGGATATAATAATAGTACACCATCAGCAGCATCAATGTCATCATCAGCAGCATCATCAGCATCATCATCAGCAGCATCAACACCAACACCATCAGCAAGTTCTACAATGGAGGACACGACTTCTTGGTTAACGATCGGTCGCTATTTATTAATTGTACTCATTTTAGCATTTTTAGGGTTTAATTTATTTACTTATTTAGACACTATTACCGCTTATATTAAAAATATGATAACAAAATTAACGGCCTTTTTCGGTTATGGCGTTATTCAAACGACAAAAAAGACTATTAATTTATCAGCACAAGGCACGAAAGGATTAGTAAATGTGGCTGCAGGTACTGCCAATAGTGGTATTGATTTATTAAACCAAAGTTTAACAGGCAGCGGCGGCAGCATGAAACCCATTAGAAATAATATTGATTCTTCTAATCGATCGTTAGATATGGTCTTAAATAAGGCCTCTACTTCGTCTGCTTCTTCTACTTCGCAATCTTCGCCTTTACCTGATGATGCTGGCAGTACAACGCAATCAAGTAAAGCCAAAAATAAATCTGGTTATTGTTATATCGGTGAAGACCGCGGATTTCGTAGTTGTATTAAGGTCGGCGAAGGGGATATGTGTATGTCAGGTGATATTTTTCCGACTCAAGACATATGCGTCAATCCTTCTTTGCGGAATTAAATAAAAATTTGGATTATTAACATGTTTTTAATAAATGTTTAATGTGCTTAAGGTGGTGATGGGGGGCATGCGGTGGGTGATGTATTCGGTGCAATAGTTATTGTTCCAGTACCAGTAATAGTTCCAATACCACATCCACCACTACTCGCTGGACTATTAATAGTGCCGTTATTAAAAATTATTGTAAAAGCATTAATATTAATAGTGCCACTATCATAGTTGTAAATTATACCGCCGATGCCGTTGGTAATACTACCGCCGCTGTAAAGTGAAATAAGAGTGCTGGCTTGATGGTTGTAAATAATGCCGGTGTTGTTAATGTTACCCATACCATTATCTATTAAACCACCATTAGTGTTATCAATCGTGCCGTTAGTATTATTGGTGATGAAGCTGTTGTTGGTATCAATAGTGCCTCCATTATTGGTAATTTTGCTATTGTTGTTGTTAATATAACTGCCAGTATTGTTATAAATAATACCGCCAGTATTGTTATTTATTAAACCGCCAGTATTGTTATTAATAATACCGCCAGTATTGTTATTAATAATACCGCCATTATTGTTATTTATTATACCGCCATTATTTGTAATAATATCATTTGTATTGTTGACAATGGTGCCGTTATTAGTAATAGTACCTTCTACAATTAAAGTTTTATTATTTATATTTAATAATTCGCCATTCTTTATAATCAAGTTTTGACACTTTAAAATGGTTGTATTTGCATTAAGATTCCATGTATCTAAATCAAATGGGTTTTGTGTAGCAACATTACTTATATCCAGTATTTGAATACCACTTGGACACACAATAATTGGTGTTGGTTCCGGACATAAAATTAAAGTATTGCCTTGTTGTTCTAGATTAAACACATTTGGATTCGAGCCGTAAATATTTTGAGTCGCCCATACTTTATTGCCTAAAGGCCCAAATCCTCTTATAATACGTGATAATTGTTGTTTTTTTGTAAGTGGATTCGCATTACCTTTATATTGCAGTACTTCGGCTTTGTTTTGTGCTGGTGTTAAACCGGGCGGACAAAGGAGAGTTACACGCGACCATAACGGCGCACGACTATTTGTGGGTGGAGTACACGCTGGATTGGTAGGCGTTGTCATGAATAATATATTAATTAATGATATAATATATATGAAATAATTATATATGAAATAATTATATATGAAATAATTATATATGAAATAAATATATCATTATTTTCATAATTTGCATAATTGGCATTATATGCATTCTTGCCATTTCTTTGTCATTTAATAAAAATTATTTAAATCTCGGCGTTATTACCAAAAAACCATCTCGTTGATAAATAGCGTGGAAGAGTATTCGATAAATTTTTCGATTTCATTTTCATGCTGGGACCATTATCGACAATCGATTGTATTTTGTTTGTCCCAATATCGCTACTAAAATATCGTAAATCGGAAATATAACCTGAAAATCCGCCATTCATTGCGGCATACACATCGCCATAATTTTGTTTCGGTACACCTTTTAAAATATGCCGTTTAGTTAACGTGCCGTTGATATACACGTCCATTTGTTTTTGATTACTGACGCGTATAATAACATTCACCCATTTATTCAAAGGTAAATCATTTATAATTACTTCTTCGTTCATTTGCTCAAAAGAGTTCATGACAATCATTAAATTATTTATTTTGGGGGTGATATATAAACCCGGCGCATTATTCGGCGAATTCATGCCAACGGGATCCTGCGTCACATTGATATCATCGTTGCCTTTATGAAAAACATGTTTATATTCATTCTGTTTATATGAAAAATCGTCTACATAGAGCCAAACGGACCAAGTGAATTCTAATCCATCATTTTTATTAATAGAGCGTAAAATTGGAATAGAGCCAGTTATGCTAGGATTTTGTGGAATTTGGACCATTTGTTTCGCGTCAATGGTGCCATCGATTAAAATAGGGTTAGTCGAGGGTGCAAATAACCACGACATAAAAGAGATACCAGTTTTAATTAAAAAAATAAAGACAATAATAACTAGAATTAAAAAAGCAAATTTGGCGACAATACTATTGGATTCTAAAAATGATGAACTTCCCTCCAAATATCTACTGGAAGAAAAAGGTTTAATAAATCCATCTGAACCTTCTGATACTTTTCCAAAACTCATAATATATATTATATATATATATATATTATATATTATACAAGAGAAATAATCATATCATTCAAATTTATAGTTCATTATAAAATTTATTATATTTCAAAACTACTTTTTTCTTTATTATCTGCCAAAAAGGCAATTTTAATACGATATTTATTAAATAAATTGCCTAACATACTTCCCCCAAATCCATCTTTATATATATTAAATGCTTCTTGTGGATTCGTTGAATCATTCCAATATTGAAAATTTGAAGTCATTCCACTAAATCCGCCGTTGGGTGTTACAATGATATTTGAAGAAGAATTAATACGAGCAACTCCCGGTAATACACATGTACGGACTAATTTCCCATCAATATAAACATCTAAAGTTCGTCCATACAAACTAATGATTAAATTTACCCATTTTTGTAAGGGAAAATTTTTAACATTGCAAGTATGAGTCGTATATTTATCGCCATTATTTTTATTCTGTGAATAACAAGCGACTGAAATATTAATATCATTTTCCATTGCGCCAAATGTAATTGAAGGACTCGGGTTTTTTTCTTTATCATGTCTTCCTAAAAGTATCTTCGGTTCGCCAAAACGATAATTCCAATCATTTACATAAAACCACGTCGAATATGTATAATTATTTGAACTACTGCTGGCAGGTAAAGTGGATGCTAAAATAGTTTGTTTCGTAGTCGCATCAAGCATACGCGTAAGTTGCGTTGATTTGGTAGTAAGCCAATTAATAATAATATAAAATAATAATAAAACAACTAAACAAATTAGAATAATTTTAGTTAATTCCATAATATATTATACTATTAGAAATAATTATACTATTATATTTTTTAATATAGCAATTATTTCTAATATAGCATCGCAATTATTTCTAATATAGCATCGCAATTATTTCTAATATAGCATCGCAATTATTTCTAATATAGCATCGCAATTATTTCTAATATAGCAAAATTAATTTTATAATTGTGGTATCTCTTTATCTTTTAACATTTTATACATTAATTGTATAGTACGATTTGAAAGTATTTCATTATAATAAATCACATTACAAATGCCGCCATGTATGCCATTATTCTCTCCAGAGGTCACATTCTCATAAGTCATATAAGGTGCAATACCCGATTTAGACCCGACTAATTCTCCATTTAAAAAGACATCCATAATTCCGCCATCATAATTAATAACTACATGGTTCCATTTTTGATAAAGAATATCCGTCGTTTCAAATATCTCTATTTCGGGCGCTACACCACCAACTTTATTTGTGCCTAAGGATGTTGTGATCTTTAAACTATTTTTTTGTCCATTATATTGAATATTGGGTTTATTGCCGTAATTTAAAATGGAAGTATACCTAGTGTATGCACTACTCGTATTGGCGGGTTGCGGATTGATATAAAACCACGCCGAAATAGAATAATGATAATTAAATTTATTGTTTTTTTCGTTATTTGAATTTATAATAGTCGAATGTAAATTTTCAAAATTCCCTAAAGTATGTTCTTTATTTAAATAAATAGGATCACCTAATAATTTAATTCCATATTTATTTATAACATAATTGAATATTTTGGGTAATATATACCATAATAAAATCAAAACGATTTCTAATAGAAGTAAGATCCAAATAGGTTTTGCTGTAATATTATACTGATAACGTAGATGGTCAATTGCTTTAATTAATAAACAAGGCAAAAAGAATACGAATTGTTTCATAAAAGATAGAACTTCATTTTTTGAAACGAAATCATTTATTTTTTCAAATACTTTTGGTATTTTATCTGAAATTTGGAAATAAATAAATAAAATAGATAAGGTCACGAGGCCAATAAGGGTAGATATAATTAAACCATAAATAAATATTGCGTTGATATTATTACCTGTCCATATTATAAATTTAATAATGGTGAGTGTTATTAATAAAAATAAAATAATAAAGTAAATAGAACCAGAAAATAAACTAACGATTTTACTAAATAGTGTACTATTACTAGTTATGTTACTAGAGATTGTTATTGGATTATATTTATAAAGTATCATAAAAATAATGAGGATACTAATTATTTCTAAAAGACCAATATAAGAAGGGATACTATAAATTTTATCTCTTATTTTCTCTCCTAAGGGTTGCTTATATATTGTGTTTTTTGTTGTCTTAGTTGTTGTCATCTTATTTTATGTTATTAATATTATAATATAGTTATAAAATTATTCTTATCGTTATAAACTATAAGAATAATAATAATAATAACATAAATTAATTAATATCCATACCTTTTTTTTAGTTTTATTTTTTACTTTTTTGTTCTTAAATTCATACTCCTTGTGGGTTATATACAAATCGTGGATTTTCTGGTGTGCCAAGTAATTCCGTAATTAAATTTTGAAGTTGTGCATCATTAATATTATCTTCTCCAACACGATAACGCATTCCTTCTTCAATCATATAATTTTTACGCCCACGATTAATCATTAAGTTTGGATGTTCAATGTAATGCCTAAATAAATTTTTAAGATGTGTTCGTTTTTCTTCAGGATTATCATCTGCTTGTGCTATAGCTTGCATCAAACGCGCTCCAGCGCGTACTACTTCAGGGCTGGGTGGTTCTTGTACATTAAGGTTAAGTCCTGGTACATTAAGATTAAGTCCTCCCATTCTAAGTTTTCTTTTATTACGTGTTGTCTTTTTTTGGCTTTTGCTTCTTTTGCTTTTCTTCATGCTGTTGCTTTTCTTCATGCTGTTGCTTTTCTTCATGCTGTTGCTTTTCTTCATGCTTTTGCTTTTCTTCATGCTGTTGCTTTTTTTTATATATTTCATATATATATAATAATAAATAATAAATAATAAAAATATTCATTTTTCTAAAGTTTATTTTTTATTTTTTATTATTTATTATTTATTATTTATTATTATTTATTATTATTTATCTATATTTTTACTCATAAATTTTCAAACGCCGTTTTTTTTCCATGACAATCTCTACATAAGGCAACTAAATTATCCACGTGATTTGAACCACCATTATCTAAACGTATTTTATGATCTACTTCAAACCATGCTGGCAATTGTTTTTTACACGCACCACAATTCCATCCTTGCTGTGCCGCTACAAATTTTTTCTTTGTTTCGCTTACACAGCGTTTTGTGTTATTATTTTTCCCTGAATGTAGTAATCTTTTTTGTTGTGGAGTGCTAGCGTCATATACATTATTATTATTCATATTATTATTATTATTATAAGTGTTTTCATTTGAAAACATATTGGTTTTTCCTAGATTAAAAAAAGGCGTTAATACATCAGCCGAATCTTTATCAATAGGTAAATATTTTATGATGCCGTTAGCATGCGTAAATAAACTCCTCGAATGAGCAGGATATTTACGGATGAAAACATAAGCAGATAATCCCACAAAACCAATCCCAGCCATTTGATAATATTTTTTCCATGATTTCATCTGTTGTATGTATTTTCCGTCATGATATACATTTGCGATAAAAAACGCAGTTAATCCAAATAAAAGTAATTCAAATTTCATCTTATTATATAATAATGATATTATTACTGAATATTATTAGTGAATATTATTAGTGAATATTATAAATGGTATTGTAATTTGTCTAAATCAGAACTAAGAGTTTTTACTGGAATAGGTTTATTCGTGCATATATAAAATTTATTTATTATAAAGAAATACAAGTAATATTATTATTATTAATATAATACCTAAAAATACATATTTCTCTCTTCTTCTTCGTTGTTCTTCATTTTTTACTTCTTTCGGTTTATAGTGTTCATAATAGGCAATCATCGCTTCATCCATCGTCATTTCAGGTAATTCCAAAGATACATTTATTTTATTATGTATAAAATGCATCCATTTCATAAAAGAAGGACGTGAATCTAGATAAGGTGTAACTGGGAAGTCATCTAATAATTTACTAAAATTATTTCCAATTTCTGGAATAGGCAGAAATAAAGGCAGATTTTGAATAAAATCATAATATTTTTTTTTTGTCACCTCATTAGGTGTAAGCGGATAGGTTAAGGCGATCGTATGCAAAACAAACCAATAAAAAGGCCCCCATACTTTTGGATCTAAAGCCATTTTACATAAATGATATAAAAACAATTCATAAATATAACCAATAAAAAATGATGACTGACACTTATAATTTACCAAATATTAATAATAGTTTATCGAATAGTTTATCGAATAGTTTATCGAATAGTCTACCAAATATTAATAATAGTTTATTAAATATTTCATGTAATAATTGTGGTAAAAATGGTCATATCTTTCAAAATTGTAAATATCCTATTACCAGTGTAGGCATTATTGCTTTTCGAAAAAACAAAGAAGGTAATTATGAATATTTAATGATTTGTAGGAAAGATACAATTGGATATATGGAATTTATAAGAGGAAAATATCATTTGTATAATAAATCATATATCAAGAACATTATGTCAGAAATGACTAATTTAGAAAAAAATAAAATTTTAACAATGGATTTTCATAATTTATGGAATGACATATGGAACAATAATATAGAATTTCAATTTAGAGCAGAAGAAACATCAGCGAGAGATAAATTTGAAATATTAAAAAATGGGTATACAAGTAGCGTAGATGGTAAATATAATATTGCCTCTTTACTAAATGAAATAAATACAAATTGGGATGAACAAGAATGGGGATTTCCAAAAGGCAGACACAATAATCACGAAAAAGATATTATATGTGCCTTACGAGAATTTGAAGAAGAAACGGGATATAATAAAAGTTTATTTAAAATAATTCAAAATATTATTCCCTTTGAAGAAATATTTACTGGATCGAATTATAAATCATATAAACATAAATATTTTTTAGCAATGTTTACAGGAGAGAATAATGACGCGGTTGCAAATGAACATATAAACACCTTTCATAATTTTGAAGTAAGTAAAATGAAATGGAAAAATTATGATGAAGCGTTAAAATCGATTCGGCCTTATAATTTAGAAAAAATAGAGATACTTCAACGTGTACATAAAATATTAAATGATTATAAAATAAATGGCTAATAAAATTAGTATTGATTGATATAATATTATAATACTATATATTATAGTATTATATTATAGTATTATATATAGTATTATAATAATGAGTTTTAAAAAAGAATGTAAAGATGATAATAAAGAAAAAAACCCATTTACAAATCGTTGTATTACTAAATGTGATGAAAATAAGGTAAGAGTTATTAATATTGAAAATAAAAAATTTGAATGTAAAAACACAACTAATAAAGAACAGGCCTTAGAAGATTTAGAACTGGCGGAATTAGAATTAATTAAAAGAGATTTAATTAAATTTACAACAAAACAGAAACAATTAGCATTAGCAGCATTAGTATCAGAACCTACCATAGCAAAAGCACCTGCCATAGCAAAAGCACCAGAATCAGCCATAGCCATAGCAAAAGCACCTACACCAGCCATAGCATTAGCAAAAGCACCTGCCATAGCAGCAGAAGAAAAAGCACCTGCACCAGCCATAGCATTAGAACCAGCAGCATTAGAACCATCAGCAGAACAAAAAGGAGAAGAAGCAATGTTGTTATCAACCGAAGTACCTAATTTTGATTATATTAAAGACGAAAGAGATGAATTTATAAGAAATAAGTTAATAACAGATTTTGGTCTAAAAGAAAAAACGATATCAAAATGGAATAGAGAAATATTAGAAAAGGAATACATCAAGCGACTAAAAAAACAAATGGCCATACCCGCCCCAGCCATGGCAAAAGCGCCTGCCATAGCAAAAGCGCCTGCCATAGCAAAAGCGCCAGAAAAAGCAAAAGCACCTGCCATAGCAAAAGCGCCTGCCATAGCAAAAGCACCTGCCATAGAAAAAGCACCTGCCATAGGAGAAGAAGGAGAAGAAGGAGAACAAGCAAAAGCACCTGCCATAGGAGAAGAAGCAGAACAAGAAACAGCACAAGCCGAAGAACAAGAAGATATATTTGAGGGGGAATTAGATGATAAACTTGCAAATAAAAAAAATAGGGCTTTTGAAATGAAAGAATACGATTATTTAAAAAAAAATAAGGATGATGATGATGATCTCAAGTATAATTTATTGTATCCAAATTTAAATGATCCAGATTTTAATATTAAAATCACACAAAAGAAAGAATTTTATGAAAATCAATATGATGGACAAACCGATGAAGATGGACAAATGCTTGATATTGAAAAATATTCTAAAATTTTATGTAGTGCCGAATTTGAACTAGCACCTCATCAAATTTTTGTAAGAAATTTTTTATCATTTCAAACACCATATAATAGTTTGTTACTTTATCATGGATTAGGCAGTGGTAAAACCTGTTCTGCTATTAATATTTCGGAAGAAATGCGTGATTATTATATTCAAATTGGCGTATTAAATAAAATATATGTGATTGCGTCACAAAATGTTCAAAATAATTTTAAATTACAATTATTTGATGAACGGAAATTAAAAGATGAAAATGGTATTTGGAATATACGAGCATGTACTGGTAATAAATTTTTAAAAGAAATAAACCCATTAAATGTAAAAGGTCTTACTCGAGAAAATATAATACAACAAGTAAACCAAATCATACATAAATATTATAAATTTATGGGTTATACTGAATTTGCTAATTATATTACAAAAATATCTTCTATTGAAGATTATAGTGCAGATTTAACACCAAAACAAAAAAAATCTCTAATAAAAAAAAAATTACAAAAATATTTTGATAATAGATTAATTATAATAGACGAGGTACATAATATAAGAATATCAGATGATAGTGAAGGTAAACGTGTGGCAACCGAATTGTTTAAACTTGCGCAAAATGTGAATAATTTACGTCTTTTATTATTGTCGGCCACACCAATGTATAATACCTATAAAGAAATTATATGGTTAATTAATCTGATGAATTTAAATGATAAACGACCGACTATTGAAGTGAAAGAGATTTTTGATAATGAAGGAAATTTTCAACTAAACAAAAATGGCGAAGAAAGCGGTAAAGAATTATTAATAAGAAAAGCGACGGGTTATATCTCTTTTGTGCGAGGAGAAAATCCTTATACTTTTCCATACCGATTATTTCCTAATGAATTTGCCGAAAAAAAATATACATTTAAATTAAATGATGATGCTGAAATGATCAGAATGAGAGAAGCAGAAGCACAGGTAGAGGGCGATGGAGTGGCGGAGGCCTCCGCCGTGGTTGAGAGCGATGATTATCAATCTTACCCAACCCTACAATTAAATGGAAAAGAAATACCGCCTTATCAGAAAATAAATAAAATTTCTGTATTTTTGACCACCATTGGTATCGTACAAGAAAAAGGTTATAAATATATTATCTCCAAAATGAAAAAAACATTTAGTGAAATGACGAAAAAGAATTCTTCTTTTGAAGAAATGGATTCTTTCGGATTTAAAATATTACAAAAACCATTAGAGGCTTTAAACATTATTTATCCAGATGATCGATTAGATGTTGAGGCAAACGCAGAAGCAGACACAGAACCACCAAATATAGATGAACGCGAATTAGTTGGGAAAGGAGGATTAACTAGAATAATGGATTTTGAAAGTCCAGATAAAATAAAACGCTTTAATTTTAAATATAAGGATTTATCAAAATATGGAGGACGCATTTTTTCATCAGAAAATATAGCAAAATATAGTGGAAAAATCGCCACAATCTGTCAACGAATTATGGGTTCAATTGGCGTAATTTTGGTATATTCGCAATATATTGATGGCGGCGTTTTACCCATTGCTTTAGCCTTAGAAGAATTAGGGTTTACGCGGGCCAGGGGGGGAAAGAATTTATTTGAAACGCCACCAGTTGAATCGATTGACGCGTTAACCTTTGAATCAAAAAGTAAATATACGGGAGATAAACCATTTCAAGCAGCCACCTATGTCATGTTAACTGGTGATAAAGGGTTTACGCCAGATAGTGTAAATGATATTAAAATGTTAACCAATGAGGATAATACAGACGGAAGTAAAATCAAAGTAGTGTTAATTTCACAAGCAGCCGCCGAAGGTGTTGATTTAAAATATATCCGACAAGTACATATATTAGATCCTTGGTATAATATGAACCGAAATGAACAAATTATTGGTCGTGCAGTTCGAAATTGCAGTCATAAAAATCTGCCCTTTTTGGAAAGAAATGTACAAATCTATTTGTATGGAACACTTTTAACCAATAAAGAAGAAGAAGCGGCGGATCTTTACGTCTACCGATTAGCACAAGAAAAGGCCGTTAAAATGGGCGAAATTAGCCGCGTGCTTAAAGAAATAGCCGTAGATTGTAATTTAAATAGTAAACAAAATAATTTTAATCAAATTAGTATGAAATTGAAAGGCATGAAAGAAGTCACCTTAAAGTTATCGAGTAAAAAAGATAAAGCCAGTATAAAATATCAAATAGGCGATAAACCTTATTCGACGACATGCGATTATATGCAGAAATGTTCCTATGTTTGTCTACCCGCTATTAAAACGGAAGACTTACAAAACCCAAACACTGATACATATAATGAAAAATTTATGATGATGAGTAGTGATAATATCATTATTCGTATAAAAGAATTATTTAAAGAAAAGTTCTTTTATAGAAAAGATGAATTAATTCAACGGATAAATATTATTAAAACAAATTCACTTGAACAAATATTGTATGCTTTGACTCAATTAATTGATGATAAATATGAATATGTCACAGATAAATATGAGAGATTAGGGCATATTATTAATATTGATGATTTATATTTATTTCAACCCCTCGAATTAAATAATACACATATTTCTATGCGTGATCGAAGTGTGCCAATTGATTATAAACACGAGAGTATAAAGGTCGTTTTTAATACGGAAGAAGAAAATGATGCTGATGCTACAGAAACTTCTTCGGCAAACGACATTAATGAATTATTAAAAAGAATGAAAAAGAATTATGTAACAGCGACTAAAAATTTAACAGAAGAAGATGCAGAACCCAACCCAGAGAAACGAGGGAAATTAAATTGGTATGTAAATTGTCGGCTGGTTATTCAAGAAATGTTAGATCCGGAAAATGAAGTAGACGAAGATTGGGTTTATGAATTTTTAATTTCACATATTATTGAAGAATTGTCTTATAATGAAATGTTGCAATTATTAAATTACATGGATTCTTTAAATGTAGATGATGCCGTTGAAAGATTAATTAAAACCTATTTAGAAAGTAAATTAATAAAAGATAAATCCCTGATTGGTGCGGTATTATATGATGATAATAATAAACGACAAATACTTATTAAGGATACAACAACTGGACAATGGAAAAAGGTTGAAAAAGGAGATGCAGATGAGTTTGATTTAGGGCATACAATAGCGGAAATGATAGTAAATCTTCAACCTCCAAGAGAGAAATTAAATGAAATTATAGGGTTTATGTCTTTGGATAAAAAGGGTAATGAAATGGTATTTAAAATAAAGAATTTCACTAACCCACGCAGAACTGGTATCAAGTGTGATACTGAAGATAAAAATGAGAATATTAGAACATTATTACACATTTTAAATAAAAATAAAGAGCAAAGTGATATTGATGCAACAAATTTACATGATTATAAACCTCTTCAAATTTGTGCTAAACAAGAATTTTATTTAAGATTAAAAGATAAAACATTAGAAAAAGGGAAAAGATACTTTTTAAATAATACCGAAGCGAATTTAATTGGATTAGATAAATTGGTATATTAAATAAAAAAATTGATTAATAATAATATAAATATAATATAGTATTATATATAATGTCACTTATCGCTGATTTACAAACACAAGCACAAGCAGCACAAGCACAAGCAGCACCAGCACAAGCAGCACAAGTACAAATGACCAAACCTAAAGGACCTGCCAATGTAGTGATGCGTAATAAACAAAAGACAAATGACGTCGGTATTTATACAGAATGTCTTATCACGCGAAAAGTTCCAATTAATATTATTTATGTGGGAAATAATCTTAAACAAACGATTGAAAAAGAAATTGCGTCAAAAGTAGAAGGTCGATGTATCGTCGAAGGGTATGTGAAACCTGGTTCTATTAAAATATTGAGTTATTCAAGTGGCTTAATTAAAGCGGATCATATTATTTTTGAAGTTATTTTCGAGTGTTTTATTTGTTCGCCGGTCGAAGGGATGCATATTCATTGTATTGCCAAAAATATTACGAAAGCCGGTATTCGCGCCGAAACTTTGGAAATGCCTAGTCCAGTGGTTATATTTATTGCACGCGATCATCATTATATGTCTAGTTATTTTGCGGATGTAAAAGAAAATGATGAAATTAAAATAAAAGTCATTGGACAGCGGTTTGAATTAAATGATAAATATATTTCTATTATCGGTGAATTGTTAAATTCATCAACAACATCGATGATGATGATGACGCCTAGAGCAAAAAATGTAGGTGCAAAAAATGTAGGTGCAAAAAATGTAGGTGCAAAAAATGTAGGTATTAAGAAACCTAAACTAGTCTTAACTAAATAGTAATTCATAAATAAAAAAGTAATTCATAAAATCATAACTAAATAATAATATTACATTTGATTAAAAAGATTTAAATATATTTTTTAATCAAATGTATTAATACATGTCTTCGTTATCTACTTTAAAAGATCAGATTGAAAACATGCCAAAATATCACCAAATAGAAATATTAAAAATTCTTAATAAAAATGAGAATATAAATAAGAATGAAAATAAAAATGGAACATTTATTAATTTAACTGAATTAAAAGCGGAAATCATACAACAATTACAAGATTATACGAATTATGTATTGGAACAACAATCACAATTAAATGAAATCGAACAAGAAAAACAAAATTTAGAGAAAACTTTTTTTAGATAATACATAAAGATAATAAAGAGAAAACATAAATTATATTAGCACATGTCGTCTTCAATGTCGTCCTTTACCAAAAAAAACAACAATCAAGGAAAAAATGAAAAAATAAATCATATAGTTAACTCATTAGAAGAATATATGTTTACGGATGAAAATATTAAAAAAATGCACGATTTAAATTTCAATAAGAGAGAAACACAAACTGATCATAAAAATAAGAATAATCATAAAAATGATAAGAGTAAAGAGACAACACACCTTCATTTGGAAACAAAAAAAAATACAAAAACAGAATTATTTATGCCAGCACAAAAAGATAAATTATTTTGGTGTTTTTATATTATATTACATGGATTTAGTGATTATGAACTTCATCATACGGATTATTTTATAACAGAAAAAAATTTTAAAATTAGCACAATAGAAAAAATGCGGTCAATGAAACCGAAATTAAAAGAATTAAAAATAAAAATGGCAGAAATCGAAGATGAATTATTAAATAAACCACAAATTACGATGAAGAGTTTAGAGGTGCTTTGTTTAGTTTATGAAGTTTCTTTATTATATGTTTCTGGGCGAATGTATAGCGAACTCTTATATAATGAGAAAGATTTAACTAAAATAAAAGGTATTATTATTACATCTATTGATACTAATAAAGAATATAGTGTTCGTTATATGGATCAGGACACGGGCACGGGCACTGAGACGGGCACTGACACAAATGCAGGTACATCATCTTATATGAATACTATACGAAATACCTATTGGAAAATCGAACATTTACAAAAACCGCTGAAAGCGCCTTCAGCGTATGCGGTAAAAGATTTACAAGAAATATGTAAAAAATTAGAAATTCCTGTGGTTAATGAATTAGGTAAAAATAAAACAAAACAAATATTATATGAAGAAATTTTGAGTAAACTATAAAAAAAATTATTTTTTCATAAACTATTATATAAAAAATAAATAAAAAATTTATTTTTTCATAAACTATAAAATAAATAAATATAAAATAAATAAATAAACTATAAAATTGAATAAAGATGATATA